CACTCTTTTACTTGTGTTAGTTTTTCGTTATAGTTATTCTCAGCATTTATGATCTTTGCTTTATTATTATGAATTAGTAAAGTAGCATGAGAGTTATCTATTGACTGACCACAGGCAGGACAAGTATCATTAGTATCTAACCCTGTCATTTCTTTTTTCCATCTTGCTATATCTTGTTGAATACTACGTAATTCATTTTTTGCATCTGTATACTCATTAAATTTATCAAAAGATAAAGGAGCAGGCATATCAATTTTAAATCTTAAATTTTCTCTCTCTTTTATGTATAGATTATTTTTATCTATCTTTTTACAGGTTTCAAAGTAGTTTTTTAGCTGTTCATCTAAAACACCAATTCTTTGTTGTAGCGACTCATCAATCTCAGGCACTGCTTTTTCTGTTTGTTTTTCTGGTATAACAACATTATTTAAAAAGTCTTCAATTGATTTTAGTTCACCACTAATCTTAGCTAGTTCTTTATCCGTGGTGTTTAACTTTACTTTTATTGTTTCACCTATATTTACATACTTTTCAAGATTGAATAAGTTAATGAGAAACTTTTTTCTATTAGTATCAGTTGCTTTTAAAAAGTCTAATAAATCTACTGATGATTGATAAGTGAGTTGAGAAAAAACTTCAAAATCTAAGCCTACAATCTCTTGAATTTTTTTATAAGTATCTAATACTTTATGGTCACTTATGTCAACTCCTTCCTCTAGCAGTTGTATCTTAGTTTGTGCACCAACGCGTTTTACAGATATTTCATAGTTTTTTGAATTTGTCGTAAAATAGAGAGTACTAGACCATGTTTTAGAGCTTGACCACCTATTGAGTAAATCATTCTTTTTTATAGATTTAATATTCTTATTGAATAGCGTTTCTTGAAGAATCATAGCGATAGAGGTTTTACCACTACCATTTGGAGCTGTTAGTTGGCTAATCTTATTCTTCTCAAAGTTAATCACATTATTTTTGCCATATGAAAATAGATTAGAAAACTCTAGTTTTTTAAGTTTTATGTATGCCACTTTTTACTCCTTTTTGTAATTTGTATGATAACCAGGTATCTTGTAGTTTGTGCTTTTGAAAGTACTCATCTAAGTTTTTTTCTACTTCTAGTTTACGTCTTAGAGTAAGCTCGGGCCATGTTACGAATGTTGCATGTGCATGATTACAAAGTTTTCTAACTATAGACTGACACTCATCTTGCTGATCTAAGGCAGCTTCCCACCCTGTCATTTTTTTTCTCATTGATAAAGTAGGAAAAGCTTTATAAATAAAATCGTTATTCTTTCCGCCAGGTAAGCTTGCGTCAAAATTTTTCATATAGTGAACAAAGATAGACTCAAGACTAGTAAAAGTCATAAACCGCTTATCAGTGTTTATGGCATACTTTACCATATTGATAGAGTCTTCCATCCAACCAAAACCTAACTGTGGATGATAGTCTGGATTATGTCCGCTCATAATTAAAATTTCATCATCAGCTACATGGTCAAATAAGTGTGTTAGCGCACATTGAGAAGCAGAATGTGTAAACTGTCCAAACTCTACGGCTTTTGGGATTACTGAACTCTTTAAGTGTGAGAGTGAAAGATTATAAATTTTGTAATCAATGTTTCGTGTTTTGCAGTATCTAGCCGCAAATGCGATGTCAAAATCATTTGCTCCGTCAAATAAACGTAAACTAATAGCTCTGAAAGGGATATCTAATTGATAAAAAGTTTCTGCACATACCTCAGAGTCTATACCACCTGATAGCGCAAGTACAAAACGTTTATTAGGATATCTACGTTTAAAGGCACGAACTAACCATGTATAGTCTTTTTTAAAGTCATCACACTTTTTGTAGGGCGGATCAAGCACCTTAACTCCAAGACTAGGAACTAGCTCATGACAAAAGTAGCTGCTTAGAGGTCGCATATAAGATTTAGTCTGAATATACTCCCAGAATACCCTATTATAGGTAACATCACACATTTATATTTAACTCTTTAAACTCGCTTAGTACAGCAGTTTTATCTTTAATCTTAATATAGTCTAAGTATAACTCTAGTTCTTCAAATGTAGTTTTATTTTTTAAGTCTAGCTTTGAACTATCGTCAGGAGCAGAAGCTATTTTCTTATCTAACAGCTCTGTATTTTCAATCTTAGTTAGTTCATCAACTGAGCCAGTAACTTCATACACCACATGATTGACGCTATCTTCAGGCATAGGTTCTCCAGCTACAATACGTTTACGAATTAGCTTTGGTAGTTGTAAATCTACAAACTCACGTCTATAGTCTTTATCAGTAATAAAATTATAGATATCTACACCATATTGACGTTTCTCATCACGATCAAAAGTAGTGTTTAGTGGACTACCAGGATAGTAACAGTCGCTGTCACCATAACGATGATTAAAGTGTAAGTCACCAAGTAGACATAAGCGCCAAGGGGCGAGACGGGAAAAATCATATTCTGGCGATACATGCGGTGGCACTTCTCCGCGAATATGTGTAACCAGTATGTCGCCTTCCACGTAATCAGGGAGATTGTCTTTTTGCATTTCCCCATACGGAAAAAAGCAAAAATTCGCTTCACCAACACTCGCACGTCCGTTTCTAGTAAACACAGTGACGTTCTCATTTTTGATGGCATTCTCTTGAGTAAAGTATTCAAAAAATGATTCTCCTTTTCTAGTGGCTTCGTGATTGCCAGGGATAATGTATGTGGGAATTGTGACTGAATTGATATAGCTGAGGAATAAACAGATTTCATCTGGCTCTGGTTTTTTATCAAAGATGTCACCAGCAATAATATGCACATCACATCGCTGTTCTAGTGCAATTAGCTTTCTGAACATGGCTTTAAATCTACCTACTTGCCAATCATATGGAACCTTCTTTTTGTGTAAAAGTATATGCCAGTCAGCACTACATAAAATTTTTGTCATTGCCATATCCTCTAAAATATGCTAAAAATGTTGAATAGCAAATGAACAGCGTTACAACAGCAGTTGAAAAGCTACTGAATATCGCTCGAACACTTGCTCAAGGGCTGGCACGGAGTGCCACAGCTAGGAACGTAGTTCCGCAGTCTTGGTTACGTCACAGTTGCGTTTAAACTTCAATATGAGCAAAGTCTTGCGTAAACCACATAGCCACTGTATATCTAGTTCCTTTAGTAATCTTAGTTACTCCATGAAGATAATCACTTGTAGAAGGAAATACTACTAAAGAGTTTGCTCTAGGTTTATAACTATATTTTTTATATGGAAACTCAATCTTACCACCTTCATAATCATCATTAATATAAAATATACCAGACCATGTTCTAAAGTTAGTAGGATGATCTTGTTGAGAGCCATCTGGCCAAGAGTTATCTGAGTGAAGACCCATCTCTCTACCTTCTTTCCACTTTACTAGTTCAGTATTATCAGGTATATGTAACTCTCCAGATCTTTCGTGAATAATTTTTTGAGTAAAGAATCTAACAGTGTTTAAAAACTGTTTAATACCGAACATTTCTTGTGAGTTATTATCTAATCTTTTAAAAGGTATTGTAGACCCTATAAAATCGGGGATTTGTTGTCCAGATGTAAATACGGGATTATTAAACAGTACATCATTTTTTATGATAAAATCATGTATTGCTTTTACTTCTTCAATTTGAAATACATTCTTTTTTACAACTATCCCCTTTTTCACTTGCCTGCTCCCACATTTATTATTTTGCTGAGATCGCCTTCAAAAGTATAACTACCTACATGATTAAGTTTTGTAGATAAGTCTACCCAAATTTCTCCACCTATAGCTTGCCATCTTCTGCAAAAAGTGTAATCTTCTGATAAATATCTATTATCTGTTTTATCATGGATTGTATCAAAAAATGAATAACAATATTTATTGTATTTTTTGTCTATGTTAGAATCATTCTTATAATGCAGTTCTGGGTATGCTTCTCTCATCTTATCAAATACATTCTTTTTTATACAGAAAAAACCAGTTGATGCATCTAATACTTCAGCAGCACCATTCTGAACTCTAATCTGTCCTTTAGTAGGGTCAATAAATTTAAAATTCAGTGCATACTGTACAGGTAGTGCTTTTTTAGGATAAGCACCCGCAATTATATCTTTATCAAAAGCTAAAGCTCTTAATACTGACTCTGCATCAAATTCTATGTCAGCATCAACAAAAAATAAATGAGTACAATCACTTTCCATAAACATTGCTGATAAAATATTTCTAGCCCTAGTAACTAATGATTCATTTCTTAGTGTTGTTATTCTAAAATTTATACCATTTTTCATCATCGTTTGTGTACAACGAAACATACTTAAAAAGTACTGATCCGTTAGATTTCCTCCGTAACAGGGAGTTGCAAAGAAAACATTATATTCTCTTAGTACGTTAAGATCAATTTTCGCTTGATCACCTGTAACATCAGTGAATGCTCCAAAGTTTTTTTTCTTTGGAGCATTATCTGTGCTACCTTCGCTAGTTATAGTATTACTAACTAAATCAGATAACTTTTTTTTCATTTATGCTAAGTCCTCAACATCTTCTACAGCTTTAAACTCATCACCAGCTTCTGCGGAAAAGAATGCAGTATTTTGCAATAGCCATTCTTTTTGCTCATCATAAGTTTGACGCTTGTAGATTCTATCTAGTTCAAAAAGTTCTAGCTTTTGTTCGTCTTCAGTTAAGGCAATGTTGCTCCTTGCAGGAACTACAGTATACTTAACATTTTGAGGAAGTGGCCCTGTCTTCTCTTTTTTTACAGTGAGATCATAACCTTTTACTGGATCAGCAGGGTTACCATATTCAGGGTTAGAAGCATAGTCTACTATTTGAGAATAAATAGTTGCTCTTAAATCGAACAGTTTAATTTTACCATCTGTTCTATCAATTACATTACAGACATATGAAAATTGTGGTTTGTCTGAATATATTGCAGTGTCAATCTCCTTGAAAGGATCTTGAGCGTTATTATCAAATGACTCAGTTTCTCTTGAAAAACTAAGACATTCTATAGGCATTTTTTTGCCTTCAGTAGTGACAACCCAGTAGCAGTATCTAGGCATTACATCGCCTATCAACCTAACTTTAGTATCACCGATTGAGAGAGATAGTCTCTCGATTTCTTTGCGCTGGCTTGATCCAGAGCTTTGTTTACCTTTTGCTTTATCCCAAGCTACCATAGTATCCTCCTTGTGAACGTTGGTTCTTTAGTTTAGGTATCTCCTCGCGGAGACTCGTATATAAAATGTATTTTATCTTCTGTTACTTTTAAAAAAGGGTTTTTAGCTACTTCATTAAAATAGTGTCTAGGTATAAAATTATTTTTATCATCAATATCTCTCATTGACAATGCTCGTAAATATAATGCTTTATGTCTAACATTTACTCTTGCAAATAAAAACCTTTCGTTTTTGAAATAACTTTGTGGTTCTTTAGTAACATAGTTTGATATTATTCTGTATCTTGACTGACTCAAATGCTTTCTACTAAAAAGTAGAGGCGGTATATGATTTATATTTAATTTTTTCATCAAGTATTGAGAAGTATTCACATTATAACTTGAAGTTAGACCATAAGTCAAGATGATTATTCCAGCAGGATCGCCCTTTGCTTTTGAGTGTAACTCATACCAATTAAAGTATGTAATAGCCACGTTGCTTATACCACTCTAATCTTTTTGCTTGCTGTCTAGCTACTATTGGCCCACTAAGCCAAAAGTCTACCACCATAGGCACTTGTTTGTCGGGATGTTCCCTTATTATTCTACCTATTCTTTGCTCTAACTTTATAGGATTATTGTTAGGGCAAGTGATAATAAGAGTATCAAGACGATGACAACTGATGCCTTCATCGAAGAGTTTGGTTGATAAGACTGCTTTATACTTTCCTCCAACATTTTGAAGAACGTCTTTTCTAGTTGATTCATCTGTTTCTCCTATTAAACATACACTATCTTTTATCATTCCTTGTAAGTCTTTGAGCATTTGAACTCGCTCACCAAGAATCAAAGGACATCGTTTTTGACCTATAAGTTGAGTCGCCATATTTGCGATAGCTGTCAAGTAATCTTGATTACCGCATAATTTGTTCAACTGGCGCGACCAATCACGTTTTGGATCTATAACTGGAAATCTAAAATCAGTCCTTTTAACCATAATCATTGGATCTTGTAATTTTCTCGGGTCTCTAGCCGTAACCATAAAAGGAGTGAAATAGTCTCCTAAATACACATGTTTTCCGTCTTTTCTTTTTGGTGTAGCACTAATTCCTATCTTGATTTTAGCATTTAAGTTATTAAGTGCTGTACTAAATAACTCTGCAGGACATAAATGTGCTTCGTCTACTAATACTAAAGAAAAACTATTACGCAAATCACTAAGGTTATTATAAACACTTTTATATATACCAACTGTAATATCTTGGATATCGAGTATTCCGTCTCCTATCATTCCTATCTTGCACCCAGGAACTTGTTTTTCTAATTCTTCTATCCATTGTCTGAATAAAAGTTTAGTATGCACCATAACTAGAGTTGTAACATTATTTCTTGCGATTATATCTACACCAGTAAATGTTTTTCCCCAACCACAAGGGGCTTGTATAATACCACTTCTAGCTCTTCCTTTTGTATGAAATTTGTCTACAACTTCTTTTTGTTCCCATCTTAATTTGCCAGCAAATGAAAGATTACTTTTTGCAGTTATGAAAGTTCTTTTATCAGAAACAGAACCGTAGTCTAGTTTACCAAAACTATTTGATGGTAAAATAAAGTGAGTATCAGTTTCATCGTAAGTTTGAAGAATATCTTCACCTGTGTCGTATGTAAAAAGAGATACTAGCGTATCTACATCCTCAACGTCTGTTTTTTTAATATATATTTTGTCTGAAAGATAAATCTTTTTTACTTTTGCCTTTTTCATTCTTTCACTACAGCCCATGTTCCAAAATTAGTGCCTCTAGAATTTTTGATGCCTTTTTCGTCTTTTTCAAAAAACTCTTCTAAAGCCTCATAAACACCCTTATGATCTATATCATCACCAGCAATAACTCCATCTTTTTTAACTTTAGGTGTCCAAGATTTTAAATCCCACAGAAGATGCTCTTTTAAGTGTGAAGCATCTAAGTATACTAAATCTATAGAATGTTCTGGATACTTTTTTGCTGCTTCAACAGAAGTTCCCTTATGAATATACCTAATGTTGTGAATTGTTTTAGATTTTTTCATATTTTCTAAAAATGTTTCAAAAAAAGCACCTTTTAGTTGGTTTATGTACCTTTTGTGTTCACCATCACTAAAATCAGATAAATCAAAAATGTCTACACAATCAATAACGATTGGTTTTTTATATTTATCAATTAAATAACTAAGTATAGCAGTTGATTGACCTAAAAAACTTCCAACTTCCACAAATACACAAGGTCCTTTTGCACTGCTAACCATTAATTCATAAAACTTTGCATATCTGCAATAACCAAAAATATCATGACCATTTACATTGATCCATCTACTTCCGTCTTCGACCATATTTAAGTATTTTTCTTTCTCTAAGATGTATTCTATCGGTGTTGCTATTCTTTCCATCATATCCTCATTTAAACAGGTTCATCTACAAACCGTTTTATAAACCACTTATTTTCAATTTTTATTATATCTACATATTTTCCTTCAATAGATCCTTTTAAATTTTCCTGTGTTTTAATTTTAAATGGATAAGATATTCTGTGCAACCAAATACTATTCTTATTTGCTCTGACTATTTTTCTTCTTTGACTTCTAATTTTATTAAAACTAGGTAATTCATGAATTTTTGCATTAGAATCTATTCCCCATCTACAATTTGATAAAATAATCTCTTGTAAATTACTACAGGTAAAATCAAACCTTATTCGATGCTCTATTTGTAAAAGTCTCATAAAGTAATCACCACCAAAATCTCTATCATCTACAGTCTCAAAGTGCGAATGCTCATGTTTCTTTATTTTAATCGTTGTTGTATCAATTTTGATATCGTACGGTTTTTTTCTCAAACAAAATATAGGATATTGAATCATTTCTTTTTAGGTCTATAAAATATATGGTCATCTATAGTAAATGCTACCTCTAAATTAGTCCATTCAGGAGATACGTATGTAGCATGATAATGAGTAGCTCCGTCTGTAAAATCATAAACATCTCCCATAAGTTTTGTAGCTATTGATAGTATGTTTGCATAAACTGAAGGTTCTTTTATTGTATCTTTAAAGCCATCACAATACCAACTAAATTGACACCGATGTCTTATAGGATAGTATTCTCTTAATTCTTTAGGAAGATTAGGATATTTTTTGGTTTTCCAAGACTCTCTAACAGGTCCCTGATATACTACTTTACATACATCATTTGGAAAGTTTTTACTCTTTACTCTGTTCAATACTACTAATCCAACAGCAATTTGACCAACAAGTGGTTGTGACTTAGCTTCAAAATATATATTTTTTGCCATACACTCAGTATAATTATTAGGAGGTTTTCCATTAAATATATCTCCAAGAGCAGCTTTACTTATTGTTAAAGATCCAATGATAATTGTTGCTGCTGTAAAAGCTTTAAAGCTCACTTAACTCTCCCCAACTTGGCCCAACTTCAAAATCAACTTTTATAGGACAGTTAGGTATACTTAGTCCTCGGTCTCTTTGTATACACTCTCTAGTATTTTGAATATAAGTATCAATCAAATCTTCTCTCACTTCTGACACAATAGAGTCATGAACCACAGTGAAAGGTAAGATATCATCATGATAATTATTCTCATCAATCCACTTTATAAGATCAATAACACCCATAATATTAATATCTGAAGCAACACTTTGAACTAAGAAGTTAACACCTGACCGTATTGCATGTTTTGATACCCCAGGGTTTGGTGATTTGGATTCTGGAAGTCTACGTTTTCTACCAAAAAAAGAATATATATAAGCATAATTTTCTATCTGCTGATTCGAGGAATCAATAAAACGTTTTAATGCTCTTGCTTCGTTGAAGTATTTATTAATGAACAACTTAGCTTGTGGAATGCTTATTTCTTCTCCTGGTACTGAGTCTTTATTAACTGTCTCTGCGATTTTTGCAGGACCTGCTTGGTACATAATTCCAAAGGTAATAGCTTTTGCATATTGTCTTTGTGCTGGGTATTTTGATTTAACTTCTGAGACTTCGCAAGTGAGGTTAAACATTTGTTTTGCAACATACGAATGAAAGTCCAGTTTATCAATAAAAGCCTTTTGTAGAAATGAATCATTACTAAGCATAGCTGCATAATAGACTTCTGCGGTGCCAAGGTCACACTGAACAATTTTAAAACCTTCTCGTGCTTTGAAAAGTTTTTTAATGTCTTTGTTGTCTCTTGGTATGTTTTGGTAGTTGAGATTCCCACTACTACTAAGGCGACCACTGGTGGTCCCATGAATATTAAAACCGCTTCTAAGTCTTCCGTCACTATCTACTCCTCCTTGGATGTTAGAAATGTAAGTGCCTGCCATTTTAGATTTTTCTCTGAGATCGAGCACTGCTTCAGCTAGAGGGTGATTCATATTTTGTAGTACTTCTTTATCTACACTGTATGCACCTGTTTCTGTT